CCGAATTTGTGATCCATACGTGCCGCTGTATCAATCACTTGGAGGTTTCTGTGTTCTTTTCTCTGAACCACATTTTTATTTACGTCTGCAACATTTTTCTGTTTTCCTACCCTCGAAGTACACAGACAGCGTTGCGGCACTTGTCAATCATTTAATAAGGAGCTTTATGAAATCTTTTCACCAATCCCAGTCTAAATAGTACCATAGAAAAAGCGAACATGACCGAACATTTTATAATTTTCCTAAATTATCTTTCAAATATCTGTCATGGCGAATCCGGCAATTATCTTCTGTATATTTAATCCGCCGCTTCGGAAAACGGTAATTCATATTAATGGCTACTGCTGCCCAGGTCATGTCATCCAGATAATAAAAGCGAAACATCATTCTCAGATCACTCTTTGGGATTTTCTCAATAAAATCATCCACTGCATTTACAGCCTCCTGCAGCTCATCTTCCAGGATATGTAGCTTTAACACCCTCTTTTTTATCATGTTCTTCACCTGGTCTGCTTCCGGAAGGGGATAACCGGTTATCTTAATTGGCCCTATGGTTCCATCTTTTCTTGTGCCTCTGACTGTGTCTGATACAACACCTTCTGCTTTGATTCTTTCCAGCCTGTGCTGATCCCGGTCTATCCGTTCTTTCAGGTCACGGATTTCCCCTTTTATCTCCAGGTATTGTTCCAGAATGTCCTTGTCCATCGGTACCACCTCCTGCTTTCAGTCGTTCCAGTTCCCAGTATGTAGGTGATCTGGTTATGCCGTTTGGTAATTGTAATTGCACTACATGAGGATATAATGCTTTTATCCTGGCTTTCACCTTTTTGGTGATGATTTTCCCGTCACCAGAAGCATAACTGGTTTGTATGATCTGAATAACATCCCCTCTTTTGATTCCATGCTTCTCTTCCAGCTGCTTCTGCTGCCGCTCCCATTTCTCAGCTTCAGCTATCGCATATTCAGCTGTGGGATCCTTGTATTTTTCTTTATTCATTTTACACCTCTGTTTTTAATCATGCAGGAGCCAGGCGATCACGCCAAAGGCTCCGATCAGTACGCCAACGCCCATTGCAACGATTACATCTACCATTCAATCCCACCACCTTTTGCAATTTCTACTGCTCTATCTATTGCAACCTTTTGTCCTCTTTCACCCTCCCAGCATTGGCCTGTATAGCTACACGTTTCACAAGAAATGTTCGCACATACATCATATTCTTTTAATTCATTCAGTTGCTCCACCACCTTGTCCACATCATAGGCGGTTGGCTGCTCTTCGATTTCCCTGAGTACACATGCAACACTTTCGTTAGCATCTATCATTATGCTATCTGAATTGGAATCTGTATTTAACCAACCTTTTACTTTTTGGGTTAATAGATCCGCATCAATCAATCTCATATTTTTTTACCTCCCAGCTCCTGCACTCCCTGCAGCGGATCTTACTGCTGCACAAGGTGCCTTTTATCATTGACAGCCTCGGGCAGGTCGGGTGGACGTATACGATCAGTTTCCCCACTCTGCCGGTACTGTGTTTACAGGTTTTGTATTTTGGCATATCCATCTTAAGCATCTCTCCTTCCTACGCAAATCTTAATTGTCCTGTGGTTTCTTCCTTCATGCGGTCATTTCTGCAGATAGGATTTCGGGTGGCTACACAAAGTTCTGGTAGATTGCTTTTTACCAAGGCCGCCGGTATCGGAGGACATACTGCATTCCCGCACCTTCTGACTTGTTCACTTCTCGGATATGTCTTACCCGTGTAATCGTGGTCTATAATGTAATCTTCCGGAAATCCTTGACAGCCGTAAAGTTCACTTGGTTCTAACATTCTCAGGCCAATATCCGCAATTTGGTATTCAGTTCCGTCTATTTCCACAAGCCCAAATCTATCCTGCGCCGTAACTGTGTCAAGTGGTTCCTTTATGTCTTGTCCTGTGCCTGAGCCGTAATATTTAATCAAAAAAGCTCTCACTTCTCCAAAATGTCCAGCTGATGTTGTTATAGTGTGCAGTGGTTCACGAACATCTTGTCCTGTACCGGATTTATAGAATTTGCTCAGAAACGAGGTTACCAGTCCGTATCTGTTTGAGCTGTCAACCGTCATTACCGGATCTGCAATGGTCTGCCCTCGGACTTCGTCCTTTAACGTTTCAGAATGGTACTGTATAAGTAGAGGGCTTATAAGGCAATGCTCATTTTTACTTACAATAGTAGTCAGCGGATCCCGTACATCTTTGCTTCTGTCTGCTGCAAAACCTGTCTGTCCAATTTGAACCATATACGGCTCCACAATTCCATATCCATGCTTCCCTGTTATGGTCGGCATTGGCTCTCTGATGTCATTAGGCCTTCTCTCTCCACCATGATTACACTGAATGATAAACGGCTCTGGATTCTCAAGCACAAACTTTTTCAGTCCTCTCGCAATCCTCGCCATTGTCTTAGGTGCCAGTGGACGCACTGCCCGAATACCGTATTTCTCTTTGATTTCTTCGGATGTATCAAAAATTGAAGGACACGGCCTGCTGAAGTCTATCTGGGTATATGCACCAACATAAGGTTTTAGGCTGCCATTCTTCACCTGTTCGCTGTCCGCTGCCCCATGTGTCGGCTCTGGCCACACAATCGGCTTGCCATCACACCGTGCAATCAGAAAGAATCTCTTTCGCATGGTCGGCGCACCATAATCTGCTGCTATCAGCTCTTGAAATTGCACCTCATAGCCAAGGTCTGTAAGCTGCTGCACAAATTTCTCAAATGTCTTTCCCTGCTTGGACTTGATCGGATGTTTTCTCCTGTTAAGTGGTCCCCAGGTTTTAAATTCTTCTACGTTCTCTAACATTATTACCCTGGGTCTTACAAGCCCCGCCCAGCGGCATGCTACCCAGGCAAGCCCGCGGATGAATTTGTCCTTTGGTTTTCCACCTTTGGCTTTACTGAAATGCTTGCAATCTGGTGAGAACCATGCAAGTCCTACCGGATGTCCATTGCAGGCTTCTACGGGATCCACTTGCCATACATCCTCGCAGTAATGTTTCGTGTTAGGATGGTTGGTTTTATGCATCCGAATAGCTTCAGGATCATGGTTGATTGCTATGTCAACGCTATATCCCGTTGCCAGCTCAATACCTGTAGATGCACCGCCGCCACCGGCAAAATTGTCCACAATTAATTCTCCATGAATCATTTTCTTTCCAAGAAGCCCGGTATACCATTGCCCCGGCCGGAGGCTGGCTCCTTTCGTTTACTTTATGTCGCTTGTCCGCAGCGGAATCCGCATATTGCTTTACATCCCATGCAGCATTGCTCTCTGCAAGGCTCCATATCGTTACCTTCCATTATTGACTGTAGGATCAGGCTTTTCGCGGTAAACATCCGCTCACATCCTGTGTCCGTCATAAATTCACAAGCGTAATCATTAATCTTCTTTCCTTCCTCTCGGGCAATACATGCTTCGCATCCAATAGAATCTTTTAGGGTACAAATCAAAAATCCATCTTGGAATAGCTGTATAGGAGCAGCTATACAATCTTCTATAGTGCAGCCAGTATATTCAACATAGTGCTCACACTTGCGCTCTGGATAAAAAGCACCTCCCCTACACCAATGGTCCTGCTCTCCTGGTTTATTCCAGTTACTCCAGCCAGTACGCGGCGGTTTATCCGGGAATATTTTATTGTACGGGTTTTCTTTTGCTCTAAAATCGTCCCAGCATTTTCCATACACACATCTGTCAGACCACCAGCGCAAGCAGGTCTTGCAATAACAATCCCTACAGTACATTTGTGAGCCAGGCTTTTCTAATATCTGTAAATCATTCATTAACTCTGTTCTGTCCCTCCTGGCTTTTCTTTAACAGCTGTTTTTCATATTCCTCAAAGTCATATTCCCTCTGTGGAAAGTTATTGAATCGTTTCTTACTGCCCTTTGCTTCTGTCTTCCTGGTTCTTGCTTTTTTCAGAGGGTAGAAGCTCTTCCATCCGTTCATAGCAGATTTCTTTACAATGGCAGTCAGCTCCTCTGGTTTGTCAGACATGGACAGAAGTTCTTCCCGCAGAAGCTGTACCTGTTCTTTCGTCAGACTGTCTCCATTGTTCTGTCTTACCTTCAGGAATAACAGGAAGGCATCATTCAGAGAAGAATCTTCAAAGTATGTACCCG